CAAGTGCCGCCTGAAAAGTTTTAAATCCACCGTCAATTAAAGCATTTACAGCACCAGAACCACTTTTCAATCCCGACTCAACACCCGCACCCATACCACCCAAGTCCATATTCTCATATGCAACGTTATCACGGTACTGTAGACCAACAGGTAGATACAAAGATACTTGTCTATCAAGTTTTTCGAGTGGTTTGGCGCTTGTAACAGTTTGCACCGCACTACTACCATTTTTAAAGTCATCGACACCGTTTACCTTGTCTTCAGGATTTGCACCAGTTGTCTCTTCAATAGCACTACCATCTGGTTCATCATCATCAGGGTTTACAGTCTTTTTAATAAAACTTGTAACAGCACCCACGACATTACCTAGGTCAGTCTCTGCGTCTTTCATGACATTAAAGACGATTCTACCTTTATAATCATCTGGATTGTTTAACGGATATTCCAACTCCTTTCTGTTCTTGTTCGCTATCACACCTTCGGGTTCTGTTGCAGTGCCCTGAGTCTCACCTTTCTCTGCTTGGATTATTTGTTCTGGAGTTAACTTGTCTCCGACTTTGGCATCGTATATGTTATCAGGCATTTTATTTTCTCTATAAATAGGTTGTAAATCATTTATCTTTATTTATAAGGTTTTTATGGCATTTAAAACACATTCTGGTATATACACCGTAAAGAATCCATCGAAGTACGAGGGAGATCATACAAAGGTCACCTATAGGTCTGGGTGGGAGAAACACGCATTCAAGTGGGCAGATGGTAACCCTGACGTAGTAAAGTGGTCATCCGAAGAAGTCATTATACCATACTTATATGAGGTTGACAAGCGTTATCATAGATATTTTATGGACATGAAGTTGGTGATGGCCAGTGGTAGGACTTTCTTGGTAGAGATCAAACCAGACAAGGAGACTAGGATACCGACTGGTAGTAAGAACACCAGACGATATCTAACCGAGAGTTTTACCTATGTTAAGAATATAAATAAGTGGGATGCCGCAAGGGAGTACGCAGAGGAACGTGGATGGAAGTTTGTTATATGGACGGAGAAGAACGAACCTCTGAAGAGTATCATTCCTAAGTCAACCAAACCGTTGAAACCTTTAGGTAAAACTTTAAAACCTTTTCGTAAGAAACGTAAAAAATAAGTATAAATAGAACTATGAGTAATATATTCAACAGACTAGAACTACAAGCATTCCGTGCGGGAGTAACTCCCCGTACTAAGGAAAGTCGTGAGTGGTTCCAAAAGAAAGCATCTAATATGCGTTCCATCAATCGTGAAGCATTGATGAAAGAGGAACAACTAAAGAGTCGTACAAAGAGTGGTGTTGTGGGAACAATGCAGATGTTCTTCTATGACCCCAAGACTAAGGACACACTTCCGTATTACGATTTGTTTCCCTTGGTTATTGTTGTTGGCCCTGCAAAGGGTGGGTTTTATGGATTGAACCTTCACTACCTTCCACCTATCCTTCGTGCAAAGATGTTGGATGCGTTGATGGAGACTTCTGCTAGTAATAAAAACGAAGATGCAAAGTTTGCTATCAACTATAAGAAATTACAGAGTATTGCGAAGTTGCGATACTACGAACCATGTTTCAAACATTACTTGAATGCACACGTCAAGAGTAAGTTTGCGGAAGTACCACAACCTGAGTGGGAGATTGCAACATTCTTACCAACCGCACAGTTCCGTAAGGCAAACTCTCAGAAGGTGTTCTACGATTCAAGACAAAAGATAGGTAAAGGTTAATGGTAGCACGTATCGATGAATTCAAGTCACAGATTGGTAAAGGTGGTGGCATGGCAATGGGGAATCTGTTTAAGATTTTCCTACCACCGTTAACAGGTGACGCACGAGAGATGAACCTGTTGTGTAAGGCAACATCACTGCCCGGCCGACAAATACTATCTACCGAACGAACCATTGGTTTAGAAACAAGTAAGGTAGCATACGGTCACGCAATCGAAGACGTTACCCTGACATTCCATTGTCTTAATGATATGAAGATACGGAGATACTTTGAGATTTGGCAAAACCTTGCGGTCAACCAAGAGACTCACGAAGTGGGATACTTTAACGAGTACACCCATCCAGTAATCATTCAACACATTAAGAGGGGTACATCTTTCCCCATTAAGAAAACAAAACTATACGATGCTGGTAAGATTCCTTCATCGATACGTTCAAGATTACCCAGACTAGGGCCGATTGACCTTGCACAAGGTGAGTTAGATTTAAATTTGATATTCGGTGACGATATCACATATACAATAGTCCTAGATAAAGCATACCCAACTTCATTAGTTGCAATTGAGTTGAGTGATGACGGACAGTTACTTGAAGTGACGGTACAACTATCATACAAGAACTGGAAGTCCAAAGGCGGTGACGCAAAAGATACTGGATTTATTGAAGGTCTCGCAGGCGAACTGATTAGAAAGTTTTTATAACATATTATTATTAGAGAGAAAATATAATGGCATTACCTAAGTTAAACACAACCCCGTCACATGAAATGGTACAACCGTCCACGGGAGAGAAGATTTTATATAGACCTTATCTCGTGAAGGAAGAAAAGATTCTTCTACTCGCATTTGAGGGTGGAGACCAGAAACAAGCAATGAGAGCAATGATTGATGTTGTTGCAATTTGTTGTGACGATGTTAAAGCAAAAAGTCTCACCGTATTTGATGTTGAGTATATGTTTACGCAGATTCGTTCACGTTCAGTTGGTGAGACTGCTGCGATTAATATCAAGTGTGAGAATGAAGAGTGTGACCACGCAACAGAATGTAAGGTCAACCTACAGGAAATTGAAGTTGAACTTCCTGATGTAAGTCCTATGATTGAACTGACACCGAGTGTTAGTTTGGAACTGAAGTACCCAGCGTTTCACGATTTCCTCAATAACTTTGACGAGAAAATGTCGGAAACTGAGTTTGGTTTCAAGATGATCGGTAAGTGTATTAAGACGATTATGACCGAAGACGAAAGGATTGATGCTAATGATGTCACTCAAAAGGAGATGCAAGAGTTCATCGACTCAATGACTAACGCACAGTTTGAAAAGATTGGTGGGTTTATGCAAAGTGCACCAACAATGAAACACGATGTAGACTTTAAATGTCCATCGTGTGGTACAGAACAGAGTAAAACACTAAAAGGTATTCAAGATTTTTTTTAATATGCCTCTCACACGATAACCTTGTAAACCATTACAAGACTAACTTTGGCATGATGCAACATCATAATTACTCATTATCAGAACTTGAGAATATGATGCCGTTTGAGAGGGATGTTTATGTTGCTCTACTAGTAGAGCATCTTAAAGAAGAGAAAGAACGCCACGAACAAGAAGAACGTCAACGACAGAGATAGTAATAATGGCAGAGAAAACTATAAGTCATCTAATTGAGGTGACCAAACAAGAGAACGCAGAGTCACGTGGTGTAACCCAAGAGGTTGCGTCCGAAGTTGGTGCGTTGGCTAAAATGTTTGGTAAGTACTTCCAAGAATTAAAGAATAATGCGGGTGACCGACAAGAGGAAAAACAAGAGGAGAAGGATGCACCCAGTGTTTCCCCTCTTCCTGATTTGAGTAAACTCATGGGAGATACCAAGGGATTTGGTTTCCTCGGTCTGATTGCTGGTATCACTGGTGCAATTGCTGGTCTTGTCGCAGGTGTTGTACAGGGGTTTACTGATGTTCTTCGAATGGTAATGGGCCCTGTCTTAAAGGGACTGGCATTTATCACTAGAGGTATTGGTAAATTCTTCTTAGGGTATGGTAAGGCAACTCTTAAACTTTTAACAAAGGCATTGGGCGGAGTACAGGGAAAGATTCTTCAGGGATTCTTCCGTGGTGTCGGTTTAGGTGTTGATGGTAAACCAACAACTCGAACAAATAAGTTAGTTAAGGGACTATACAGGTTACCAAATAACTTAACCAAAGCATTGAGTAACTTCTCGGAATCATTTAAAAAGTTCGGAAGCACCTTCGGTAAACGATTGAAAGTTAATTTCAAACTGTTCACCAGAGGGTTTGGTCGAGGACTGAAATCCTTAATGACATCCTTAACTACTGTTGGAAATAAACTCTTCAAACCATTCATGGCATGGGGTGAAGATATATCAAAACTCGGTAAAATGATTGGTGGTCAGGGTAAGAAATCCGCAGGGATAATAAGTAAGATTGGTGGATTCTTCAAATCCTTTGGTAGTATCTTCGGAAAATTCTTCACCATATTCAGAACTCTTGGTCGTGTAATCTTCTTCCCCATCACTATCATAATG